GGTGTCTCAGGATCTCCCGAAGGTTCAGCTCGTAATGACTCCTTTAAAGCTAGGCACGCTAAGAACATAGCTAAAGGCAAGATGTCAGCGGCCTACTGGGCCAACAAAGTTAAATGGTAACAAGGAACATGCAACATGGATGATATTGGCAAAGACAGTCCTTTTGAGGAACCTACAGAGTCTGAGAAGGAACTAACCTCTTGGATTGTAGACCATACAGATCGTTGGCGTGACCACCGAGATGCTAACTATATTGATCTATGGGAAGAGTATGAGCGTATCTTCCGTGGTCAGTGGTCAGCTGAGGACAGACAACGTGAGTCTGAGCGTTCACGTATTATCTCTCCAGCCTCTCAGCAAGCTGTGGAGACTCGTCACGCTGAGATCATGGAAGCTATCTTCGGTCAGGGTGAATTCTTTGACATCCAAGATGACGTTAAAGATGTTAACGGTAATCCTTTTGATGTTGAACAAATTAAGATTCAACTGCATGAGGACTTTAAGAGAGATAAGATTAAGAAGTCCATTGACCAGATTGAGTTGATGGCTGAGATTTACGGTACTGGTATTGGCGAGATTATTGTCAAGACTGAGAAGGAGTATACGCCTTCCACTCAAGCCATTCCCGGAATTAATGGTGCAGCTGCTATTGGAGTTCAAGAGACTGACCGTATTGCAGTTAAGATCAAGCCAGTCAATCCTAAGAACTTCCTTATTGACCCCAATGCTGACTCCATTGATGATGCCTTAGGTGTTGCTATTGAGAAGTACGTATCTATTCACAAAGTTGTTGAGGGTATTGAAAAAGGTATCTACAAGAAAGTAAACATCACACCTCAGTACGATGATTCTTCACTTGAAGCTACTCAAGACCTGCGTAACTTTGAAGATGATAAGGTTAAGCTGTTAACTTATTATGGATTAGTTCCTCGTGAATACTTGGAAGACATGGAAGAGGGCGACAGTGAAGTTGAAGATCTGTTCCCAGATGACTCCGTAGCTGATAACCATTCAGACTTGGTGGAAGCTATTATTGTTATTGCCAATGACTCAGTGCTTTTGAAGGCTGAAGCCAATCCTTACATGATGAAGGATCGTCCAGTTATTGCCTACCAAGACGATACAGTTCCCGGACGTTTCTGGGGCCGAGGTACAATGGAGAAAGCATACAACATGCAGAAGGCTATTGATGGCCAACTGCGTGCTCATATGGACTCCTTAGCCCTTACAACAGCTCCTATGATTGCTATGGATGCTACAAGGCTTCCTCGTGGTGCTAGGTTTGAGATTAAGCCCGGCAAGGCTATCCTGACCAACGGTGCTCCTTCTGAGATCTTGTATCCATTCAAGTTCGGACAGACTGATGGTAACTCACCAGCTGCAGCGCAGAACTTTGAGCGTATGCTTTTGCAGGCTACAGGCACAGTTGACAGCGCAGGTATGCCCTCTAACGTTCCTCGTGATGCTGGCGCTGGTGGTATGTCTATGGCCATGGCTGGTATTATTAAGAAGTACAAGCGTACTTTGAGTAACTTCCAAGAAGACTTCATGATTCCGTTCATTAACAAGGCTGCATTCCGTTATATGCAGTTTGACAGTGAGCGTTATCCTTCAGTTGACATGACTTTCATTCCAACAGCTACCTTGGGTATCTTGGCACGTGAGTTTGAACAACAACAGATGATTGGTCTCTTGCAGACACTAGGCCCTGATACTCCAGTACTGCCTTTGATTCTTAAAGGTATCCTGCAGAACAGCTCTTTGTCTAACCGCGGTGAGTTGATGCAGGCTTTGGATCAGATGTCACAACCTAATCCACAAGCTCAGCAGGCTCAGCAGGCTCAACAAGAGGCTGCAATGCAACTTGCACAGGCTCAGGTGGCAGATCTCCAGTCTAAAGCTCAGAAACAACAAGCTGAAGCTCAGAAAACCATGATTGAAGCTCAGATGATCCCTGAAGAACAGCGTGTAAAGCTAGTTCAAGCTGCAGCTACTAACTTAGATGAGGGCGGAGACTTCGAAAAGCGTCTGAAACTGGCTGACATGATGCTAAAAGAGAAGCAAGTTAACCTTAAAGCTGCTGATATTGCCTCAAATGAGCGTATTGCTACACTTCAAATGATGAATAAGGCTAGTAAGACTGCATAAAAGTAGCAATTTGTTGATGTTCTTGGGCAGTTCCATCGTTTTTAATGCGATTGGCTCTCCAAGACATCACAATAACATTGCCTTTAATGTAGCCTTTAGTGGGATCTACACGATCAAAGGATACTGAGTTCTCTAAACGACCTTTACCTTCTGTAAAGTAATCTAACTCAATCCCTAAGACTGGACAATGGGAAGGAAACTCTAAATCTCCAAAATCAATAGTCCATTCCCATCCATATTTGTTGTTTTTCTTATTACGAAACTTTTCTTTCATAGATTGAAATATTAAAGACTTGGTAAATTCAGGATCATCCCATTTAGATCCGTTCTTAGCAAACATCTTATCCGTATATTCTTTATTCTTACGTGTTTGCTGTATCTTAAAAGCATCAATACCATGCTTTAAAGCTATTTGTTTAATACGTTGTTTAGTTATTTTACCCTCTAAACGTCTAGATATTTCAGTGTAAGAAACTCCTTCCTTAAGCCATAACAACATATTCTCACGTTCTTGATCTGTAGTTTTATACTTAAAAGTCATCGTAATCCTTTTTATTTAAGTTAAAATGTAATTGTAACACAGGTTACTAGTGCAAGTCAAGTATTTTTATGATAAAATATTAATATTGTTTAAATTCTACACATAGAAGGATAAGCCAAATGGCCCCTGATTTACAGAAATATTATGAAGAAACCTTTAATACCATGAGTACTAAGGGTTGGGAGCTCCTCATTGAGGACTTCGAAGAGATTAAAGCTAGTTTAAACAATCTTTCTACTGTCGACGATACACACACATTATTTTATCGTAAAGGACAGCTAGATATTATTGAATTAGTTTTAGGACGTAAGGCTACGTGTGAGAAGGTATTTGAGGATCTACAGGATGAGTAAACGCATCTATGACTTTATATGCCCTAACGACCATGTAACTGAAGCGTTAGTTGATAGCGAATATACCACAGCTAAATGCAAGGTATGTAGTAAGGACGCTATCAGGGTTGTATCCTCCCCAAGGATAAAGCTGGATGGTTGCTCAGGCGATTTCCCTTCAGCTTCCGACAGGTGGGTACAAGTACGGGCTGAAAAGCTCAAACAAGAAAAGAAGCAGAACGCATCTCACGTAGGTGACTAACTCTGAATTCATTTATAACACTCCTAAAACCCGTACAGGGCAGGACGAAAGGTAGGTATGGCTCTCATTGATCAAGAAGAATTGGGACAAAGCGAATTTGACGCAGTAGAAGAACAACAGGCAGCACGTAGTAATACACCAGCTCCTGCAACCCCACAAGAATCAACAGTTCCTAATGTTCCCGACAAGTATCGGGGTAAAAGCTTAGAAGACATTGTGATGATGCACCAAGAGGCTGAGAAGTTAATTGGAAGGCAAGCACAAGAAGTTGGTGAAGTTCGACGACTAGCAGATGAGCTCTTGAAACAGCAACTCTCCCAGAAACAAGCACAGCCTCCACAAGTAGAGAATGAGATAGACTTTTTTGAAGATCCTCAGTCAGCGATTCGTAAAGCAGTTACAAATCATCCTGATGTATTAGCCGCTAAACAAGCTACACAACAGTTAAAGCAGATTCAGACACAAGCAATGCTCAACAAGAAGCATCCTGACTTTGCAGACATTGTACGTGATGTTGAGTTTCAAGAGTGGGTACGAGCCTCTCCCATGAGACTTAATATTTATGCAATGGCCGATGCTGAATATGATTTCAACGCAGCTGATGAATTAGTTTCAACATTTAAACAGATCCGAACATCTAAGACACAACAAACCACTGATGCTGGAAATGCTGTACGCAAGCAAAACTTGTCAGCAGCAGCTGTAGATGTTGGAGGTACTGGTGAATCATCTAAGAAAGTATATCGTCGTGCCGACCTTATCCGGCTACGTATGACAGATCCCAATCGCTATGAAGCACTCGAGCCTGAAATTCGAGCAGCCTATGCGGAGGGAAGGGTAAAATAATTAATTAATATATTCTTTAGGAGAATTAAAAATGGCTTTAGGTACAAATCACGTAACGGTTACTACCGCTGCAACATTCATCCCAGAAATCTGGAGTGATGAGATTGTTGCCACATACAAGAAGAACTTGGTGTTGGCTAACTTGGTTAAGAAGATGGCCTTCAAAGGTAAGAAAGGTGACACCGTTCACATTCCTTCACCTACACGTGGCAATGCTTCCGTTAAAGCAGCTTCAAATCAGGTTACACTGATTGCAGCTACTGAGTCTGAAGTTGTAGTCTCGATTGATCAGCACTATGAGTACAGCCGCTTGATCGAGGACATCGTCGAAGCTCAAGCTTTGTCTTCACTGCGTAACTTCTACACTGAAGATGCAGGTTATGCTTTGGCTCGCCAAGTTGACACATCATTGATCCAGTTGGGTCGTGGCGTTCAAGGCGGTGGTGGTACAGCTGCTTACTCTGGTGCTTTCTCAGGCGCTGACGGTACTACAGCTTATGTTGCCGCTGCTAACACTGGCTTGGGTGCAATCACTGATGCAGCGATTCGTCGTAGCATTCAGCGTTTGGACGACAACGATGTTCCTATGGACGGTCGTTTCCTTGCTATTCCTCCTTCAACTCGCAACACTTTGATGGGCTTGGCTCGCTACACTGAGCAAGCTTTTGTGGGTGAAATGGGCGGTAACAACACCATCCGTAACGGTGAAATTGGTAACTTGTACGGTGTTCCCGTGTTCGTTACTTCTAACGCTGATACCACTTCCGGTTCTACCGCTTGCCGTATTGCACTGTTGGGTCACAAAGACTTCGCAGTGTTTGTCGAGCAAATGGGCGTTCGTGCACAGACTCAGTACAAACAAGAGTACCTCGGTACATTGTTCACTGCTGACACCTTGTATGGCGTGAAAGAACTGCGTGACGGTTCAGCTGTTGCTCTGGCTGTTCCAGCCTAAGTGATAGAGGGTTCCCACTGTAATAGGTGGGAGCCTTTTTCATACGCTATTAATAGATAGCTTATAAGAAAGGTACATACATCATGAAATTTAAATGCAAGACAACTAATCTTATTTATAGCTTTGACTTTGAGGTAGATATTGCTTCTATGCTTAAACACCCTGACTACGAGTCAGTACCTGAACCTGAACCACAACCAGTTAAGACATCTAGCAAGAAACAAGCAACAGCAGCAACCAAGGTAACAACAGAAAATGAAACCAGTATCGACGGGTAATGTTCTTACTGCAGCAACGCAGACTACTATTTTTACAGTACCTACTGGTTATTATGCTAAATGGACTCTTTGTTACGTTGTAAACCATACAGGTAATAATAAATATATCGATATTGTGTGGTATGACGCAAGTACAGCAACTGAGGTCTATGTATTTGATAACTATGTGTTAACAGCTACTCAATTTGTTAAGTTTAATGATGGTGCTTATGTAGTACTTGAAGAGGGTGATCAAGTTCGTGCAATATCTGAAACTGGATCTACAATGCACACAATTAATACGTTTGAGTTATACAGAAAAGGCGAGTAAAAATCATGGCTATTAGACAAGGCTTTTATTTCCCTGACTTTGAAGACATGGGCGATTATAGTGCTCGTACTTTATTTAGCAGCGGCTTTGAAGATCCTCAAGCTTTCATGAATTATGAGTATCTTGCAGCCCCTGCAATGCCAATAGCGCCCGCAATGGATACTACTGTTCGTGGGGAAGATCTACGTGCTCAGAATGCCGCTAGGTTAGCTTTAGAACAAGAAGTTGCAAGACAAGCACAACAGGCTGAAGCACAAAGACAGGCTCAAATAGTTGCTGAAGTTTCAAGACAAGCCCAAGCAGAACAACAAGCCAGAGCGCAAGCGCAACAACAGGCTCAATTAGCGGCTGAACAACAAGCCTATGAAGACCAACAAAGAGTTTACCGAGAAAATCAATCTCGCCAAGAAGCAATAAGCAATAGATTAATTGCAGAACAAGAAGCCGCAAGGGTACAAGCAGAGGCACAACGTCAAACTGCTCAAGCACCAATTACTACACAAGAAGTAATTAATCAGATTGCTGCTCAACCTGCACAACCAGATAAAAACACAATCATTAACAACCTAGTTGGTCAGATTAAAGCCAGAAGCAACACTTCTCAATGGTCAGGTGGTTATGGTGCTGATGAAGCTACCAAGGACATGGCTCGTATTCTTGCTGAAACAGGAATCACAGACATTAGTCAGTTTGGCCCTATAACCCAACAAGTTGAAAAGGTTGTTGGTTATGAGGAATGGGGTGCGCCAATTTATGGGACTGTAACTGAGCAAACCTATGGCAATAAGGTAACTGGTCAAGCAGTACCTAACACCTACACAGAACGCCAAAAAGGTGAGTTCTTTGGTGGAACTTATGAGGGTAAGGGTAATACTGGATATGGTGTTCAGTTTGATGCTCAAGGTAATCCTACTTTCTACACTCAGGGTGCATCTAGTAAAGATTCAATTGTAAAAGCTGCAGTCCCTATTGGCCTTATGGCTTTAGGTGCTTATGGAGCTGAAAGTTTGTTTGGGGCTGGTGCTACTGGAGCTGGCAGCGCAGGTGCTACAGGTTTAACAGCTGCTGAACTTGCTCAATTAGACTTGGCTTTAGGAGGTGCTGGAGGATCCGCTGGCGCTGCTGAACTTGCCAGTGCTTTAGCGACAGGTGCTCCAACTATTACAAACACAGCGCTAACAGGCGGTAGTGGTGTCTTTACAGGTGCTGCTGCTGGAATAACTCCAGAGTCTGTAGCTGCTACATTAGCTGAGGATGCAGGCGTTTCAGCTATTGTTGCTCCTCCTCCTGTTGTTGAACCTATTGCAAGTATTCAACCATCGCCAGTATCTTCTGGAACTGGTATAACTGCAACCAACTCAGGTTTCGGTATTGATGCAGGAACAACAGGTTTAAACACAATAGCAGTTGAGGGTGGATTAACTAATACAGGTATTCTCACAGGATCACCACTAGGAACTGAACTTCTAGGAACTGGTACTGGAATTGCAGGCTTAACAGGTACTGGTATTTTAGCTGGCTCTGAGTTAGGAACTGCACTTCTAGGTACAACGGCTACAACACCTTTAGTTGGTACTGGTGTTCTAAG